GTCCCTTCTCCCTCGGTTCGATCTTCAAAGCCGTAACAGCCACTGAATTAATTCTCTTGCCGCTCCGAGCTAGTTCGTCGAGTTTCTCGAACTCCGTGATGAACTTCTCTTTTGGTGTGTAAATCTTCTTGCCGTCACCCGCTCGAAAATGAATGTCTACGAGAGCGTCTTTCTTCCCTCTTAGACCGAATCCGCAAGAAGTTTCCTCCTTGATTTCGTTGATAAACTTGGACCCTTCTATTCCATTCAAGCACTCGTCAATCGTCAAAGGATTTCTGTGTCCGTATTTCAGTCTGTCGAGTTCGACCAACAATGGTTCGACATAGTCTGTAATGGCCAACTTGAGAAGATCCGGGTTAATGTCTCGCATGCAATCCATTTTCTTCTCTAGCAACGCGGCATGGTCCCGGTCTGCTCTCGGCTTAGGTAGACAATGAATAGTATCGTAACCCTCGTATTGCAAAAGCTCTTTCATGGGAGTTTCTCTCAGGTCGCTGAAACCTTTCGATCTCATTTGAGTTGAATATCCCCTGAGAGTGACTCCATTGGCTGACAAATCGTCGTAGTAAAAGACTGCGTGCCTCAAGTCGGGTGCATCGTCCAATTCCATCTGCACTACGCCATACGGCGCTGGATCAAGCACATAGTCATCAAAAATCATCGGAAACTCCATATCTGACGACTGTGCTTTTAAGTCCCTTGACAACAAGGCTTTTTCCATGATGGAACGGCGAGCACAAGAAGCTGCCGCGTTTCCCATCTTATCGCCGCCACAATGAAAACCAACGACTCTCGGAAATCCATCACACGATATTATCGGAGACATGCATTCCCCACTTCTGGTAGGAAGTGCGGGGGGCCTCAACGTATAGAGCAACCCCCTGTCCGGCAACACACCCGACGAAGACGAAATCTTTCCTGGGGAGACATATAATTCGTCGACGTGGGCTTCATATGTGCCCGCCTGCCTACGAACCATTTTGCAGAACCCGGAAAACTCACCGTCTCCCAAGTTCCTAAGCAAATTTG